GATTACAAAACTCTAGAATGTCAGCACCTAAAAAGATTAAAAAAAAGGTAAAGAAAAATGTCAAGAAAAGAAAACGATGATTTCGTAGCAACGAAAGCTGAAAAGACTTTTGATGATGATGGTAATATTCAAGTTGCAGAAGTAGATAAAAAAACTACTTTACAAGAAGCTTTAGGAAAAAATAAAGGCGTTGTTGTTAAAACTAATAATAAAAAACCTTTTAAAATTAAAAAAATTTTATTAGATAATTCAGCAAAAGTTATTAAATTAAATAAATAAGTAAATGGCTCGAATAAAGTTTTTAAACTTTACTCCTCGAGATAAACCTCCAAAACGTCCTAGACGACATAAAAAACGACTTAACAAACACGAGAAAAGGTCGTATAAGAAATATAATAGGCAAGGTAAATGATATGGCAACTATTAACGACTTATTATATAATTATCAAGAAACAAATGAATTTGTATGTTCAGATGGACGAATGTCAGTAAATGGTATTTGTCAACCTGCACAACAAGCTGATAGTGTAGATACTTCTAATCTTACAGAAACAATTATTGAAAGTTCTAAAAGAGATGGCGATGGTAAAGATTGGGAAGAGAAAAAAGATAAAGTAAATCCTTGGGATGAAACTACTAAAGCAGGAGAAGATAAAGGAAAATTTGAATGGAACTTTGATAAAGAAACTAAAATTGATGGATATAAAAATACAATAAATAATAATATAAATGCATATAATGGGTGGGTCGAAGAAAATTTAGGAATACCCGCAGGTGTTCAAAATGCTGCAAGAATAGGAGGAAGTGCGGTAGCTCTTGCAGGAGGTACTGGTGTATTAGGAGTTGTAGCACCGTGGGCAATTCCATTTTTGGCAGGTGCAGCTATTAATAAAGCTGAAAAAGAAAGAATAGAAAATATAACTGATAAAGATGAACAAGGCGATATTCATACAATAGATATGATGACTTATAATGCTCCAAAACCAGGAGATGGAATTAATATTCATGCTGATGGCGATGGTAGTGATAATAATAATACTAATCAAGATAAAGGAACAACTGATGCTAATGATGGATTTGATCAATCAAGTAGTGGAGGATATCAACAAAGTCACGGAAGTCATCACTTTTAATTTCATAATTTTTGTTATATAACTTTTACAAAAAAAGGTAATTTATGGCAAAAAAATCATCTGATTCAATAGTAAATACTTCTTTAGGTATTAGACTTTCTTCTCATGAAAAGTTATGTGCTGAAAGAATGAAACAATTAATTAAAGCCATAGATGAATTAAATAAAAAAGTATCTAAACTTTCAGATGATGTATCACGAGGTAAAGGAGCTGTTGCAGTATTAGTTGGTATAGGAACTATTATAGCAGCTTGTATTGGCTTTTTTAATTTTAGGTAAAAAATGTTAGAAAAATTAATGACTATGCTAGTTGGAATTTTATTAGCTCTAGCAGGTTGGAGTTTATCTAGAACTTTTGAACTTTCAACTATCCAGGCAGTACATGAAGATAAAGTACATAAACTTGAAAGAGTAGTTGAAAAGTTAGAAGATAAAATGGATAAGATGATGGACTCTGATGAAGAGATTATGGAGCAACACGAAAAATTATTTAAAAAATTAGAATCAGGAAACACAGGATATAATTATAATTAATGGCACTTAAAATTTCAGAAGAAGCAGCAGTCCAAATGCCAATGAAAACGGTAGCTTCATTAATTGCACTTGTTGCAATTGGAACATGGGCTTATTTCGGAGTTATCGAAACTCAAAACAGACTTCAAACACAAGTAGAGTTAATGTCAAAAGATTTAATAGAAAATACAGCATTTAGAATAGGTTGGCCACGAGGAACTTTAGGATCCCTTCCAGCAGATTCAGAACAATTTATGTTAATTGAAGAACTTTATAAACAAGTGGAAAAATTACAGATACAACAAGAGTCAGGAATGCATAATAAAGTTAACATAGAATTTTTAACTAAACAATTAGAGAAAGCTTTAGAAGATATTGAAGAACTAAAGGACTCGAACAGAGAAATACATTATAAAAACGGAAATGGAGGTACACAGTGACAGAATTAGTAGTAGCATTGTTGATGATAGTCAACGGAGAAATTAAGGAACATAGAATTCAAATTGATCCTAGAACAGGTAAGCCTTCAATGGCAATGTGTTTGAAGGGTAAAAGACATGCTGCAAGAGGTGAAAAATACGGTAGTAATATTACTCATCAATGCATAAAATCGATGGCTGAGACTGAGTTAAATATTGATGGATCCAAGTCTATTAAAAAATTAATCCTTGAATAATCAATGCAAAAAGCTAATAAAAAACGCAACCCTGTTGCGAAGCAATTAAGACATTTTAAACAAAAGATAGTTCATAATAAAAAGACCTATAATAGAAAAAAATTAGCCAAAATTTAAAGCTTTCAATATCAATATTTTTGTTTTATATCTACTAATAGGAAAGTATGGTATGAACCAGGAGGTATACTAATATGAAAAAACAAGGATACAATGCTAGAAAAGACGAACAGCTAGGAATGACTAGAGGAAAAGAGTCAGGTAAAAAAATGTCTATGGCTGGTAGAAGAAAAGTAGCGAAAGCTACAAGAAAACCTAAAGGCACTTACGGTTTTAAAAAAAAATAGTAACTAATCAATAGAGGAGGCTTTAGTTATATATGAATCAATTTCGCTTTACTACTAAAGCTCACTCTATTAAAAAATTATAATGCCTTTTAGATCAGAAAAACAAAGAAAATGGATGCATATTAATAAACCCAAGATGGCCAAAAAATGGTCAAAAAGATATGGAAGTAAAATAATTAAAAAGAAGAAGAAAAAATAATGGAAGTTGAACTAGATAAAAAAAAATTACAATTCACTAATGATAAAGGTGAAAAAGTTAGAGTTGATATAGATCAAGATCAAACTGAAAAAGATGAAGAAGTCTTTGAAAGAAATCATTATACAAATTTAGCAGAAGAATTAGATGAAAGAGAAGTTGCAAAAATAGGAAAAGATTTAGTAAGAGCTTATGAAGATGATAAGAGTTCTAGAAAAAATTGGGAAGATCAATATTCTAAAGGACTACGAATGTTAGGAATAGTAGTAGAAGATAGACAAGATCCTTTTCCTGGAGCTTCAGGTGTTCATCATCCTTTACTTGCAGAAGCAGCAACACAGTTTCAAGCTAGAGCTATTGCTGAAATGTTTCCAGCAGGTGGTCCTGTTAAAACACAAATTATTGGAAAGACTACAGATAAAAAATTAGAACAAGCACAAAGAGTTCAAGACTTTATGAACTTTCAAGTAACTCAAGAAATCCCTGATTATTTTAATGAACTAGATCAAATGTTATTTTATTTATCTCTTGCAGGAAGTGCTTTTAAAAAAATATATTTTGATAATACATTAGATAGAATTTGCTCTAAATTTGTACCAGCAGAAGATTTTGTAATCTCTATGGAAAATACAGATTTAGAAACAGCAGATAGATATACTCAAATAATGAAATTAACAAGAACTGAAATAAGAAAACATCAAATTTCAGGTTATTACAAAGATGTTCCATTAAGTAAAGCTGAAAGTAATGCGGGAGCTAATAGTGGAGATTTAGTTGAACAAACTTTACAAAGATTAGAAGGTATGACACCAAGTATGGCTGATAAAATACATACTCTTTTAGAAGTCCATGCAAATTTAGATGTAGGTGAAGATAGAGATGGATTAGCTCTACCTTATATTGTTACTATTGATTATGAATCACAAAGAGTATTATCTATTAGAAGAAATTGGAAAGAAGAAGATTCATTAAGAAGAAAAAGAACTTATTTTATTCATTATAAATATCTTCCTGGCTTGGGCTTTTACGGCTTCGGTCTTATACAAATGATAGGTGGACTTCAACATGCAAGCACTGGTGCTTTAAGAGCACTATTAGATTCAGCTGCTTTTGCAAATCTCAATGGAGGTTTTAGAGCTAAAGGAGCAAGAATTGAAGGAGGAGATATTACTGTCTCTCCAGGTGAATGGGTTGAAGTTGAAGCATATGGTGATGATTTGCGTAAATCTTTTATCCCTCTTCCCTTTAAGGAACCATCACCAACATTACTCCAATTACTTGGAGTTTTAACTGAGTCAGGGAGACGTTTTGCTTCTATTGCAGATGCAATGATTGGAGATTCAGCTGGATCAGGTCCAGTTGGAACTACTATTGCTTTAATAGAACAAGGGTCTAAAGTATTTAGTGCTATTCATAAAAGAATACATCAAGCTCAAGGTAGAGAATTTAAATTAATTTATGAATTAAATGGAGAATATTTAGACGATGAATATTCTTTTGAAGTAATAGGTGAAAATAAAAAAATTAGAAGAAAAGATTTTAGTGCTTCAATTAGTGTTGTTCCTGTATCTGATCCTAATATATTTTCTCAAGCTCAAAGAATAGCTTTAGCTCAAACTGGTTTACAATTAGCAAGAGAAACTCCTGATGTAGTAGATGTAAAAGAAGCAACAAGAAGATTTTTACAAGCTTTAAGTATTCCTGATTATATGGATTTAATAATAGAAGATGAAGATACTCCTAGACGTGATCCAGTATCAGAGAATATGGCTATACTTAATACTATGCCTATTCAAGTATTTGAAGATCAAGATCATCAAGCTCATATGCAAGTTCATTCTCAATTTATGAATGATCCTAGATTTGGTGGAAATCCTGAAGCTAAAGAGAGATTATATCCAGCCATGTTAGCTCATATGGGTCAACATATGGCATATTTATATCAACAACAAATGCAAGCATCAGTTCCTGAAGGTAATCCTGTTTCATCTGGAGATTTTAATAGAGAATTAGATAATGAACCTTCTAAAGAAATAAGTATTGAAGAAGAAAATAGAATAGCAGTAAATGCTGCACAAGCTGCACAACAATTAGCTGGTAGTATGCCTCCTTCTCCTGAAGAACAAAAACAACAAATGGAAGATAAAGAAAAACAAGCTAACATTCAATTAAAAGCTGAAGAACTTCAAATTAGAAAAGCAAGATTTATGCAAGGTGTAAAACAAAGTGAAAAACAAGATGCTAGAAAAGATGCTGAGACTAAATCTAAAATAGTAGAGACAGCTTCTAAAATTGCAAGAAAAGATAAAAGAAGGTAATGGGAGCCAAAGCAGATTCAATAAGACAAGCTAAAAAATTTTTAGAAAATAAAAAAATTTCTATTAAAAAAGTTAAACCACATTTGTTTGCTATTGCTGCGAATGGATTAAAAAAAAATTTTGCATCAACATTAGATTATTTTATGAAAGGAAGTAATGGAACGCCTACTACAAGCGATCAAGAAAAAAATAAAAACTCATAAAGAAGAATTAAGTAATAATTTATTATCTAAAGGTGTAGATAATTTTCCTGAATTTAAACGTGTCTATGGATATGGACAAGGTTTAGATAAATCACTTGAAATAATTAATGAATTAATTGAAAAATATAAAACAGGAGAAATAGAAGATGATTAATAATGATACATGGGCAACAGATAATAGTATACCTACACCTACCAAAGTACCAGAACCAGTAGGTTATAGAATATTAATAAGACCTAGAGGAATTATAGAAAAAACAAAAGGTGGCATTATATTGACTGATTCAAGTAAAGATAGTCAAGCTTATTTAAATAGTGTAGGACAAATAATTGCAATGGGCGAAGAATGTTATAGTGATAGAAAAAAACCGTGGTGTAAAGTAGGTGATTGGGTTATTTTTGGTAGATATGCAGGTGCAAGAATTTCTGTACAAAAGGTTAAAATGCTGTTATTAAATGATGATGAGATTATTGCAACTCTGGAAAGTCCAGATATAATAACTCAACAATTATAACAAACATTAACATATGTTAATGACAACATAGGAGATACTATGCCCGAGAATGAAAAAGAAAAGAAAGATTTAGAAGTTAAACTTGATGAAGTTGTAGAAGGACAAGAGGTAGATGTACCTTTAAATCCATTAGAAAAATTACAACAAGAACAAGAAAAATCTTCTGATGAAAGTAAAGAAGAAGAAAATGTAAAAGAAAAAGATCAAGGACACGATATATCTTACGAAAATGAGGTAAAATATGATGTAGAAACTAAACCTACAGAAAAAATACCTTCATATTCTGATGAGATGCCTTATTCTGTTAAAGTTCGTAAAAGAATTCAGAAAGAAGTAGCAAAAAGAGCAGAAGCTGAACAAAGAATAGTTGATTTAGAACAAAAAATAAATTCTATGGAAAAAAGAACTTATGATATGGCTAATAAATCACTTTCTAATCAAGCTACTGCAGTGTCAAATGAATTAAAATCAGCAATTGAAGAAGGAAATACAGAAAAACAAGTAAAATTGTATGAAAATCTTGCTGAAATTAGAAGTCAAATGACAAAAACTGAAGATTATGCTGCTAGAGTACCTAAAGTTAAGGAGAAAAAAGATAAAGCTCCACCTTTGGCTTCTGAATGGGTAAAAGAAAATTCGCAATGGTTTAATAAGCCTGGTTTTAGAAAAGAAACTGCAATGGCTTATGGAATTGATGCTGAATTAACTGAAGAAGGTTGGGATGTGCATGATCCTGGTTATTATGATGAAATGAACAAAAGACTAAAAGCAAGTGGTCTTGGTTATTTTACTAAATCAGAAGAAAACACTTCCAAAAGTAATCAAAATGTAGTACAAAAAACTAACAGAGTGCAATCTCCGGTTGCTGGAGTTTCTCGTAAAAAAGGAACAAGTAGTAATAGAGTTAAGCTCACAAGTGATGATCTTACCACTGCTAAAAACTTTGGTATTAACATTAATGATGAAGCAGCACTAAAACGATTTGCTAAAGAAGTAAAAGACTTTAGTGATTCAAATACAGGAACAACGTAAAGGAGCCTGACATGAATAAAACAAATAAAATAAACAATGAAACTAGAGTAGAAAAATCTACAACAGTTTCAAAATGGCGACCTAGTAACTTATTAGAAGCGCCTGATCCACGACCTGGCATGAAACAAAGATGGATTGCCACTATGGTCTTGGGACAGGAAACGCCGACAAATGTAGCTAAACGATTGAGAGAAGGTTGGCAACCAAGAGACATTAAAACTGTCAAAGATGGTCAACACTTCCCAACGATAGAACATGGTAAATTTGCGGGATGTATAGGTATAGAAGGAATGGTACTCTGTGAAATGCCAGAAGAAATGGTAAATCAACGTAATGAATATTACGCAAAAATGACTGAAAATTTAATGAGTTCAGTTCAACAAGATATGAATAGAGTAGAATCACCCGGACAACCCATACAAAGGTCTTATAAAAGTTCTGTTACTAGAGGCGGCATGAAAGAGTAACAAACTAACTATGGAGACAAATAACTATGGCAAACGTAGATGCACCTAACGGTTTCACACCGTTAAGACATTTAACAGGCGGTGTTATAAGAAGTAATGAATATCCTATTGCAAATGCTTATGCGGCTAATCTTGCAAGTGGTGATATTGTTGCACTTCATACCGATGGTACAATCATCAGAGGAACAGCGGGCGGAGTAGTGCTCGGAGTTTTTCATGGTGTTGAGTACATCGATAATGACACAGGCGATGTTAAATTTAAGAAAGTTTGGAACAATGCAACAACTGCTAAATCGAATGAACCGATTAAAGCATATGTTTACGATGATCCAAATATAACATACAAGGTTCAATGTAATGGAACTTTTGCAAACGCAAATGTTGGCGAATTAGCAAATATTACTATTGGAACTTATAACTCAACATACGGACATTCAACTGACGAATTGGATATCTCAACTCTTGCAGCAACTGCAAAATCATTGAGAGTTCTTCGGTTAATTGATTATCCTAACAACGCAGTTGGCGCTGATGCTGATGTAGAAGTGGTAATTAACCTATCTCTATACGGTACTCGTACGGCTGGTATTTAACCTATAGGAGTATAATACAATGGCTTTAAATAGAGCACTATTTACCAAACAGCTCAATCTAGGTTTAAATACCGTGTTTGGTATGGAATATGATAGATATCCTGAACAATGGAGAGCTTTATATTCTACTGAGCAATCAATGAAAGCATTCGAAGAAGATGTACAAATGATCGGATTCGGTGCTGCACCAACCAAAGCTGAAGGTGCCATGATCAATTATGATTCTGGCAGAGAAGGCTTTGTTTCTAGGTATGTGCATGAAACTGTCGCTTTAGCATTCGCAATAACTGAGGAAGCTGAAGAAGATGGCTTGTACGGTTCTCTAGGCGCTAAATACGCAAGAGCACTAGCAAGATCAATGCAACAAACTAAAGAAGTAAAAGGCGCAAATGTTTTCAATAACGCAACTGGCACATCAGTTGGTGGAGACGGAGTATCATTATTAAATGGTTCTCATCCACTAGGTGGTGGCGGTACTGCTTCTAATACATTAGCTACTGCTGCAGATTTATCTGAAACGTCTTTAGAGACAATTTTAGTTCAAATCTCAACAGCTGTTGATGACAGAAGTATACCTGTTGCTTTATCTGGAAGAAAACTTGCGGTTCCACCTCAATTGGTGTTTATTGCAGAAAGAATCCTTAAGTCTAATTTAAGACCGGGAACTGCTGACAATGACATCAACGCACTTAGAAATATGGGTATGATCCCTGAAGGTGTTGTAGTAAATCAAAGATTTACTGACCCTGATCAATACTTCATATTAACTGATTGTCCAGATGGAATGAAACACTTTGTAAGAGCACCAATCAAAAAAGCTGTAGAAGGCGATTTTGAAACTGGTAACTTGAGATACAAAGTTAGAGAAAGATATTCTTTCGGTTTCACTGACTGGAGAGGTGTATACGGTTCCGAAGGAGCTGCATAATAACTAATCATTACTAGGCGCTTCGGCGCCTAGTAACCCAAACGACTGCGCAAGCAGACTATTTTTTAAAGGAGGATAGACTTATGGGAAAAACAACATTTTCGGGTCCGGTATTAGCTGGTAGTATTAATGAAACTACTGGTAGCACTTTAGGCTCGAATGTAAAAAACACTGGCTATGTAACAATGGCACAAGGTAAAGATGTTACAATTACTGGAGCAACAGCAAATACAAATGTTGCTGTAATTCCAGCTAATTCACAAATTTTATTTGTGCATGTAGATGTTACTGAAGTATCAAATGATACAAATGCTGCAACTTTTTCAGTAGGAACAACTTCGAATGCTACTGCATTCACTGCTGCTGCAAACTGTAAAGCTTTAGGAAGAACATCACAATCTTCTGCAGCTTTAGGTTTAATGGCAAACGTTGGAGCTTCTGATATTAAAGTAGTAGGTGTATTTACTGGTACAGATGGCGATGGTAATACAGGAGCTATAACAACTTCTGTTACTTACGTTCAAGATAATCATCTGCAAAGAGTATTTACAATAGCTTAATAATAATTTAGGGGGCCTTCGGGCCTCCTTTTATTGGAGAATTATGGAATTAAATTTAGATTTTTTATATGAACCAGCTAAAGCTTTAAAAAATTTTGCTAAAAAAAATGATGAATTAATTAAAGTTAAAGATAAAGAAGTAACTGAATTAAAAGATGATGATAAAGAAACTGATATAGCAACAAAAGCAATATTAGAAACAGGTGGTGATGCTAAAGTATATGAAGAAAGTCATCAAAAAGATGAAGGAATTATTACTACAAAAGATAAACAAAAAGAACTAGAAAAAGATACCGAAGAATCATTAGAAGAAAAATTAGAAAATATAGAAAAAGTAATAGACACATTTAGTGGAGGATCAACTGTGATAGATAGTGGTCAATCTGTAGGACAAGCTCAAAGTATTAATTTAAATCAACAACCATTAGATTTAGGAAATCTTCAAGCTAAAGCTTATCAAGCAGAATACTTACAACCAAGCACTGTTCATGATGACAGAATTGCTCTATTATATGATAACTTAAAAAAATATAATTTAATATAGGAGAAAAAATGGCAGGATCGGATATATTTGCAAATTCAGCAAGTGGAGCTACTATTAATAATACTACAGCCACTTTATTTGCTGGTCCCATTAGACTTAAAGGTTTTATAATTGAACCTAATGTTACTACTGGAACTCTTACTTTTATAGATGGTGGAACTGATGTATTTGAAGTAACTACAGGAAATGTAAGTGCGGGTGCTTCAACTGTTCAATTAAATCTTCCAGCAGAAGGTATAAAATTTGGAACAAGTTTACAAGCTAAAGCTTCAGTTAATGGTGCTATATCAGTAACAGTATTTTATGCATAATGGAGGAATATGGCATTATCAGGAAGTTCAACTTTTACTTTAACAGTAAATGATGTAATACAAGAAGCCTATGATAGATTAGGAGGAGATCCTATTTTAGGCTATGATGTACGATCAGCTAGACGTAGTTTAAATATTATGTTTAGTGATTGGGCTAATCGTGGTTATAATCAATGGACTGTAGAATATAAAACTCAAGCTGTAACTCAAGGTACTACTGATTACACTTTAGATAGTGATACTGTCGATATTATAAATGCTAATATTAAAATAGCAGATGGATCTGAATATGCAATGACACGTTTAGGTCTTAATGACTATGCTGTTATTTCAAATAAAACAACTCAATCTAGACCTACACAATATTATTTACAAAGATTAATTTCTCCTATTCTTAAAATTTATCCAGCACCTGATCAATCTTATACTATTACATATTATAGAATGAGAAGAATTGAAGATATAACTGCTTCAACAGTAAGTGGAGTAGAACAAAATATTGATGTACCTTTTAGAGCTTTTGAATGTATGTGTGCAGGATTAGCTTATTATCTTTCTAAAAAAAGACCTGGTATACCTGCTGCAACTCAAGAAATTTTAAGAGTAGATTATGAACAAGCTTTTGAAAGATTAATAGCTGGTGATGATACTCCTTCTACAAGAATTTTACCTGCTACAGCTAATAGGTTTTATAATTAATGGCAAAAATACCAGCTACTACTAGACCACATAGAGCACCTTCAAATAAATTTGCAGGTGGAAGATATGCTTATGCTATTTCTGATAGATCAGGATTAAGATTTCCTTATCAAGAAATGGTATTTGAATGGACAGGTATGTTAGTTCATACTTCAGAGTGGGAACCTAAACAACCTCAATTAGATTTAACTTATTTTACTGATGCTCAAAGTTTAGAAAATGCAAGACTTCAAGCTAATGTTTCTTCTACTAAAGCAGCAAGAACTGGAGGAGGAGTTGCTGGATCATCTACTGGTGGAGTTCCTAATCAAGTAACTGCTTTACCTGGTTTTGAAAATACATCAGGTTCACCTTTATATGTAGGAGTAGCTACATTACCAGAAACTTGGTATACTACTGACACAAATTTGTTACAAACTGCGCTTGGAACTGTTACAGTTGTAATATTATGATTGATAAAAAAATTGGTGTTATGGTCGCAACACCTTGTTATGGTGGCCTTTTATCTGAAGGATTTTTACATGGAATATTAAGTTTAACTCAATTTGCAGCTAAAAATAAATTTAAAGTTCATTTAAATACAATGGGAAATGAAAGTTTAGTTACTAGAGCTAGAAATACATTAGTAAGTCAATTTTTAGATTTCTGTGAAAAAGATCCAGAAACTTTTACTCATTTAATGTTTATTGATGCTGATATAGGATTTAATGGAGAAGCTGTAACTAGATTATTAGAATCAGATTATGATATAGCTTGTGGAATATATCCTAGAAAATCTATTGATTGGAAAAGTATTCCAGGTTTTGTAAAAGAGGACCCTACTAATTTAGAACAAAAAGCATATGGTTATAATTTAAATTTTGCTAATCCTCGAAATATAAAAGTAGAAAAGGGATTTACTGAAGTTTTAGATGCTGCAACTGGCTTTATGTGTATAAAAAAGGAAGTTTTTGATAAAATGAAAGAAGCTTATCCTAATCTTCAATATACAAGTGATCAAATTATAAATAATAATAGATATGCCAGTAAAAATTGTTATGCATTTTTTGACTGTATTATTGATGAAAAAAGTAATAGATATTTAAGTGAAGATTATGCTTTTTGTAGATTATGGCAAAAAATAGGCGGTAAGATATATGCTGATCTTCAAAGTCCTTTAACGCACTATGGAACTTATCCATTTGCAGGACATGTATGGACTAAATTTAAAGTTGATGAGGTAATTAAAAATGGCAATGACATACAGCAGTCTCCAAAATGATATTAAAGTTTGGGCTGAAAATACAGGAACAGATTTTACTGCTCAAATAGAAACTTTTATTGATAATTCTTTTGAATCTTTATCTAGAGATATTGATCCTATAGGTTTTAATGAAAATGTAACTACTACTACAATAGCAGGAGATAGAATGGTAAATCTTCCTACAGCTATTGAACCTATGTTATTTAATTATTTATCTATAACAGTAGGTTCAAATGTTAGTTATTTAGAAATGAAAACTTTAGCTTATTGTCAAGAATATTGGCCGGATATATCTATTCAAGGTCAACCTAAATATTTTGCTAATTTTGATGATGATCGAGTTTATTTAGCTCCTACTCCAGATCAGGCATATACAGTTAAATTAGGATATCAAGGTAAAATTAATCCTTTATCTAATACTAATACGACAAATTGGTATACTGAAAATATTCCTAGTACATTATTTTATAGTTGTTTAGCTGAAGCAAATCTCTTTACAAAGAACATGGAAGACTATACTATATACAAAAATTTGTATAAAGAACAAGTAGCTACCATTAACAATGAAGCTCGTAGAAGAAGAAGAACAGACTACAAGTTTCCTGGTAGCCCACTAGGTACAAATACATTAACTGGAGGACAATAAATATGGCAATAACACAAGCAATTTGCACTGTATTCAAGCAAGACTTAATGTCGCCTGGTGGAAACCTTGCAGCACAAACTTTAAAATGTGCTTTGTATGATAACACTGCATCTTTAGCAGCAAACACAACTGCATATGCTACAGCGAATGAAATTTCATCATCTGGAACTAATTATACTACAGGTGGAAATGCATTAACTAATGTAGCAATTACTGTTGATGGAACTACTGCAATTTTTGATGCAGATAATGTTACATTTGCAAATGCAACTATTTCTGCTCAAGCTGCACTTTTATACAATGCAAATAACAGTAATTCTGCAATTGCAGTTTTAGATTTTGGAGGAGTTAAAACTTCTACAAATGGAACTTTTGAATTACAGTTTCCTACTGCTAACTCATCTGCTGGCCTAATTAGAATAGCATAAGGAGAAACTCCTTATGGCAAGCACATGGAATAGTGGCCAATGGAACCTAGGTAGTTGGAATAATTCAGCTTCAGGATCTGCAATTGAAGGTCTATTAGCAAACACTGCTTTAAGTTCTATTACAGTAGATGCAGAAATTAGACAAGGTTGGGGTCGAGGTGGATGGAATACTGCTGCTTGGAATCAAGCTCCTGATCTTTATCAAAGTATTACTGGTCAATCAATAACAGCTGAAATAGATTTAGGTTTAGGTTGGGGTAGAGGAACATGGAGTGAAGATGCATGGAATACTCCAGGCGGTTATATCCTTACAGGAAATGGTAGTTTATTTTCAATTACAGGACAACTTGCTAATGCAAATATAAGTTCAATTACAGTTACAGGAAATGCAGATAATATTTCTATAACTGGACAATTATCAAATGCAAATTTAGGATCAAGTACAGTTACTGCAAATGCTAATACAGGTATTATTACTGGATTATTAGCAAATACATTTATAGGAACTTATTCTATTGCTGCCGGTGGAGCTGTAACAATTGTTGTACCAGAATTTGATTTAGAAGCAAATATAGGTCCATTTACTACTGGAACTGCTAATTATTTAGATGTAACAGGTTCAGGAATGACTACTTATTTAAGTAGTATTACCACTGCTTCTGAAAATATTATTCCTATCACTGGAATTAATGCTAATGCAAATACAGGTTCTATCACTATTTCTAGTTCTCATATTTTAAGTATAACTGGTGAAAGTGTAACTATTTCTTTAGCTACCATTATACCTGATTCTAATAATTTCTTGGAAATGACTGGAATACAAGCTAATGTTACTCCTGTGGATTTAAGATTTTGGGATGATATTACTGATTCAAATACGTTTACATGGACAAATATTTAGTGTACATTTTAATACAAATATATATTATTTACAAAAATAAATTTATAAGGTATAAATAATTATGTCATCAACTTATACATCTAGATTAAAACTAGAACGTCAAGGATCTGGAGAAAACTCAGGTAATTGGGGTAATCTTGTTAATTATGTTTTCAATAGAGTTGACTGTTCAGTAAAAGGTTATCAAGCAGCTAACGTTGCTGGAAATGCAAATGTTACTTTAACTTCAGCTAATTCAACAACTAATACAGATGATTCTTCTACAGATGATCAAGTACATAATGCTGTATTAGAATTTACTGGTGCTTTAACAGCTAATATTCATGTTTTTACAGATGCTGTAGAAACTAAATATACAGTATTTAATAATACATCAGGTTCGTATTCTTTAACATTTGCAAATACTGGTCATGCAGCAAATGGTGTAGCTCTTAAACAAGGTGCTAAAACTTTAGTATATTCAACTGGGTCTAAAATTAATGATATAATGGGTGATCTAGGAGACATTACTTCAGATTCAATTACTCCTGGTTCAGTTAATTTTGCAGATAATGCAGGAATTAATGATGCAGCAGGAAATGAACAAATGATTTTTTCTCAAACAGCTTCTGCAGTTAATTATTTAGATATTACTAATGCAGCTGCTAATAATGCTCCTTCAATTACTGCTGGAGGCAGTGATTCTAATGTAAGTCTTAATTTAGTTCCAAAAGGATCAGGTGTTTTACAAGGTGATGGTTCTGCAGTCAAAATTGCAGGAAAAGAAACTATGTGGATACCAGCTCCAGCGATGTATGCTCCAACAACTAATCCAGCGGATGCTGCATTAGTAGAAACAACAGCAACAAGACCAGATTTAAAAGTATTTGATTTTGATGCTAGTACAGCCCAATACACTCAATTTTCTGTGGCTATGCCCAAATCATGGAATTTAGGAACAGTAACATATCAAGTTTTTTGGTCTCCAAGCACAACTAATACAGGTAATTGTATATTTGGATTACAAGGAGTTTCTTGTGCTGATGGTGATACTATTGATGTTGCTTATGGAACAGCAGTAGAAGTTACAGATGCAGGAATTGGAACAGTAGAAGATCAACAAGTAACAGCTGAAAGTGGTGCAATAACAATTGCTGGTTCACCTGCGGATGATGAACAAACTTATTTTCAATTATATAGAGATGCAGCAGATGGTAGCGATACTTTTACTGGAGAGGCAAGAGTTCTAGGTATTAAAATATTCTATACTACTGATGCAGCAAATGACGCATAAGGAGAATAGAACATGGCAAATTTTGGTTATCAAATATTAGGTTTCGGATCCGGCGGCTCAGCCAAAACAATGGAGTTTGATTATTTAGTTATCGCTGGCGGTGGCGGCGGCGGTGTAGATGATGGCGGCGGCGGAGGAGCTGGCGGTTTTAGAACAAGTTTTCCCGGAGGAACAAAAGTAGAAGTAGCAAGTGGATCCACAGTTACAGTCGGAGGCGGCGGTATTGGTGGTACTCATTCTGGAACTCCAGAAGGAGCAGATGGAGGAGACGGCAAGACTGGTGTTGGAGGAGGAATTTCTTCAAGCGGTGGTGGAGGCGGTGGACCTCCTGGTCAAAATGGATCTCCTGGTGGTTCCGGAGGCGGCGGTGCTTTAAATGGTAATGGCGGATCTGGAAATAAAGGTGGCTATCCTACTCCCGAAGGTAACGATGGTGGAGGTGGATCATCTTATAATAATTCTGGCGCTGGCGGCGGAGGAAAAGGTGCTGTTGGACAAGATAGACAAGGAACTGGAAGCGGCGGAAACGGCGGATCTGGAAGCTCAAATTCCATAACAGGCTCATCAGTAACTTATGCTGGAGGCGGCGGTGGAGGATCTAATGTTTCTCATACTGCAAGCGGCGGATCTGGCGGCGGTGGCACTGGTGGCAATAGATCAAATGGTACTAACCAAGCTGGTGACGATGGTAAAGGTGGCGGCGGAGGCGGTGGCCCTGGAGGATCACCTGTAAGAAATGGATCAGCTGGCGGAAATGGTGTTGTAGTTTTAAGAGATCCAAGTGGTGAAACCTTAACAGTATCACCTGGTTCTAATACTACAGGAACTGATGGTGGCGCAACTTACGCAATATTTAATGAAACTGGCACAATAGAGTTTTAATTATGTCTAAAAAAGCTGCAAGAATAGAAAAAGAACAAGATCCATTTAATGTTGGTCAAATAAGATGGGTGTGTGTTAATGTAATAGTTATTGAAGATTCAATAGATGATGTTCATAATTATTGCAACAATATATTAAAATTAGGTGGCACTTGGAAAGATGGAACTAATGGTGGAGGAAAAGGATCTGTTTGGTTGGAATCTAAAAATAAATTTATTGCACCACAACCTTATGCTTCATGGTCTTTAAATAATTCAACTGATATATGGGAAGCTCCAATTACAAAACCAGCAAATCCTACATTTTCACATACTGAAGGTGAGGAAGTAGATACTTATTTAATGACTTGGAATGAAACTGATCAAAGATGGGAAGGTTTAAATAGAGAAAATAATAATAATTATTATTGGAACCCTACTGATTCTAGCTGGAATTTAATTACATAATTGATATAGATCAATTCTTTTTATTTCTGTTTACTTTATATTTAAACAAAATAAAAATTAACTGTGTTGTATTATAAAGATTTATATTGGTATTTTAACAAAGCTTTATCACCTAAAATTTGTGATAAAATAATTAAATTTGGTAAAAAAAATAAATTAAAAGAAGGAAGAATTGGATCTTTTCCTGATAAAAAATTTAAAGTATTAACTAAAAATCAAAGAAAAATATTAAAAGATAAAAGAGATTCAAAAGTTAGTTTTATAGATGAAAAATGGCTTTATGATTTACTTTTTCCTTATGTTCATACTGCTAATAAATTAGCTTCATGGAATTTTAAAGTTGATTGGTCGGAACCTATTCAATTTACAGAATATAAAGATAATCAATTTTATGATTGGCATAGTGATTCTGGATCTGAAAACCAATCTAATAATAAAATAAGAAAACTATCACTTGTAGCTTCACTTGCTGATCCTAAAAAATATAAAGGAGGAGAATTTGAATTTCAATTTAGAAATTTAGATGATCCAACTCTTATTACTAAAGCTCCTCAACTAAAACCTAGAGGTAGTATTGTTGTATTTCCTTCTTATTTATATCATAGAGTAAAACCAATTTTAAAAGGAACAAGATATTCAATAGTTATGTGGGTTAGTGGATATCCTTATCAATAGTATGTTTACAAATTGGAATCATAATAGATATATTCATATTAAAAATTTTGTAAAAGAAAAAGAATTTTTTAAAATTAAAAAAGATTTAATAAATAATTTTAAATATTATCCACATCCTGATAAATTAAAATCAGGAAGACAAACTACTAATAATTTATATGAAGTATTTTGTCATAAAAAACATTGGCAAAATTATTTTAGTAAATTAGCAGAGATTATGACTGATCTAGGTAAAGAAAGATTATCTAAATGTTGGTCCTTAAAAATAAATAAACATGAAAAACATTTTTTACATAGACATCCAGAAAATAATTATACAAGTGTATTTTATTTAAGTAATGAAAATTATGAATTAGGAACACGTTTAATAGATAATAATAATGAAATAATAATACCGGGATATGAAAACTCTATGTTAATTTTCGAAGGAAAAATACTTCATGACGCAGTTTTTCCTAAATACAAATTAAAAAAACCAAGATATACTTTAATAACCGATTATGAATAAATTTAAAAAAAATAAATATACTATTGTAAGAAAAGGAATTGATCCTAAACTTGCAGATTTTTTAACTGAATATTTATTTTTAAAAAAAGAAGTTTCTAATACTTTATTTAAATTAAATTGTTTACCACCACATCTTAAAGGACTGTATGGAACTTTTAATGATCCGCAGGTACCTAATTCTTATGCTATGTATAGTGATATAGCTAATGAAGTTTTATTAAAAAGAATTAAACCTATTATGGAAAAAAATACAGGTTTAAAACTTGTAGAAACTTATTCTTATGCAAGAATTTATCAAAAAGGAAATATACTTAAAAGACATAAAGATAGAGCTTCTTGTGAAATATCCACCACACTTAATTTAGGAGGAGATCCGTGGCCTGTTTATTTAGACCCAACAGGTGAACATAATAAAAAAGGAATTAAAGTAAATCTTAACCCAGGAGATATGTTAATATATTCCGGTTGTGATATTGAACATTGGAGAGAACCTTTTAAAGGAAAGCATTGTGTTCAAGTTTTCCTACATTATAATATAAAGAATAAAAAGAGTATGAAATATGATGGAAGAATTCATTTAGGATTACCTTCTATTCAAAATGTTTCAATTTTTGATAAGAAAAATGATTTTTTTATAATATGAAAGAATATAGACAAAATAAAAAAAATAATTTTATTGCTGGGTGGTATATTAAGAAAAAAATATGTGATGATTTAATTAAATATTATGAAAAATCTAAAGATAAACGTGACGGATCTTGTCATTATCAAGGTGTTACAGGAGTATATAAAGCAATTAAAGATTCAAGTGATTTAGCACTTTCTCCTGCTTTAAACGACACCATACCTGTTAATTACCTGAATGCTGTAAGTAAAGTAGTAGATGAATATAAATCAAAATATTGTTACAGTGATTATATGCAAAGCAACTGGAAAATTGTAGAGAATTATAATGTACAAAAATATGAACCTAAAGGTGGTTTTAAAAGATATCATTTTGAAAGAAGTGGTACCACAGATAAAGCTGCTTTTAGACATTTAGTTTTTATGACATATTTAAATGATGTTAAAGACAAAGGAGAAACTGAATTTTTTTATCAAAAATTAAAAGTTAAACCAGAAAAAGGTTTAACTTTAATATGGCCAGCTGATTGGACTTTTACACATAGGGGAATTCCATCATCAACCGAAGTTAAATATATTGCAACAGGGTGGTATAGTTATGTCTAAAAATTTTATATTAGAAAAAAATAATTTTTTATCTAAAGAAGAATGCGATATATTAATTAAGGATTTGAAAGATAAAGTTAAACCAGCAGAAGAAAAAGAACAAGGTTATGATTTTTTTGATTTAGAAGGAACTCCTATTTTTAATCAAATACAACAAAGATTATTTCCTATATGGAATGAGTATATGACTGCATTTCCAGAAGTTAATTTAACTACAAATAAATGGTCATTAACTCATATGAGATTTAAAAAATTTAAACCAGGTAAGTATTTTATAAAATTTCATTCAGAACATAGTTATAGACATTCAACAAGGCTTTTAAATATACAGATGTATTTAAGTAATCATAATTGTGGCACAGAATTTTATAATGGTACAGTGGTTAAATCAGAAAAAGGTAAAGTAGCTATTTTTCCATCTTATTTTACACACACCCATAGAGGACAGAAATGTCCAGATAATAAAACAAGATATTTAATAACAGGTTATACTAATTTTTTAAATTTATAATATGAATGCAATAGTAGTAGATAATTTTTTTAATAATTATAATAATATTAAAGATTACTTTAAAAAGATTCCTTTATATGATTTAGAGGCTTATAACAAAAAATTTAAACAAAAGCAAACGTGGCCTGGTCAAAGAAGTCCAGATATACTTAAATACAATCCTTGTTTATATAATCTAATTTTAAAGGAATTTTTTGATAAATTTAACATAGGTGTAAATCATATTTTAATGGATGCTTTTATTCACTTACGTTTAGAAAAAGATGAGATACATGATTGGATTCATCAAGATAGTGCAAGAGGACATACTCATACTTTAATAGTTTACTTATCAGAAACAAATCTAAATTCAGGAACTATATTGTATAACGATGAACACCAACCAACAACGACTGTTAATTTTGTACAAAATAGAGCTTTTTTATTTAAATCAGAATTATGGCATAGTTCTTTAAATAATCATGGTAATAATATAGAAGATGGAAGATTAACATTAAATTGTTTTTTAAAACTGTAATATGAAAAAAAACTTTATCGCTGTAAAAAAAGAATTTATAACAAAAGCTCAATGTAAATCATTAATAAAATCTTTAGATAAAAATTTAATTAAAGATGATAATGAAGATTCTAATTATTTTTTTAAAGATATTAAAGATAAAAAAATACAGAAATTAATAGTTAAAAAAGGCCTAGAAATGATACAAAAATATTGTTCTTATTATCCAGAATTGAATATGACAAAAGATAAGTGGGCAATGACTTCTTTAAGGTTTAAAAAATTTGAACCAGGATCTTCTTTTAATAGATGGCATTCAGAACATTGTGGTAAATATTCAACAAGAATAATGGTATTTCAACTATACTTATCGGATCATAATTGTGGGACAGAATTTTTTAGTGGAGAACTGGTTCAGTCTACAGCAGGAAGAGCTATACTTTTTCCAGCTTATTTTACTCATACACATCGAGGTCAAGTATGTCCTCAAAATAAAACTAGATATATAATTACTGGATATTATAATTTTATTTCGTTAGTTCCGAAATAATAGATTTATACTTTAATACTTTTTGTCTAAATTTCTCATTGATTTCTAACAGAGTTTCAATATGAAGTTCTAATTTAGCATTATTGTCTTTAAGATTTTTATTATACATAACTTCAGATGTCTTCACATCTTCTGCCATGCCTAGCTTTTCTTCTAAATCTTTAATTATGTCGTCTTTTACATCTCGTGTTGCCATATATGAAATATATTAATAATCAAACATAATACTACAAAAATAGTAGTATATTTTTATCATTTTTATTATATAATTAAATTATGCCATTAACAAAGTTAAATTTTCAACCTGGATTAGATACAGAAAACACAGAAACTGGTGCTGAAGGTAGATGGATTGACGGAGATAAAATCCGATTTCGTAAAGGACTTCCTCAAAAAATAGGAGGCTGGAATAAATTTAGTCAAGATTATTATGTAGGAGTAGGAAGAGCTTTAGAACAGTGGTTTGCTTTAACTGGAGCTAGATATGAAGCTCTAGGAACTGATCGAAAAGTATATGTATATCAAGCTGGGGATAATCAAGATATTACTCCTATAAGAGAAACTGCTAATTTAGTAAATGCTTTTACTACAACTAATACAAGTGCTAATGTTACTATTTCAGATACTTCACATGGAGCGACAGTAGGAGATTTTGTAACTTTAAGTAGTACAAGTACATCAGTTGGAGGAATTCCAGCTGCAACTTTAGATGCTGAATATGAAATATTATCTGTTACTAATGTTGATGCTTATGTAATTCAAAGTAACGCAACAGCTACTTCAACAATAGGACCAACAGGAAATTGTACTGCTACTTATCAATTAAATGTAGGACCAAGTGAACAAATATTTGGATATGGTTGGGGAGCAGGAACTTGGAGTGCAAGTACATGGGGAACTCCTAGAAGTACCTCTAATGTAACTTTAGATATGAGATTGTGGTCTATAAATAATTGGGGAGAAGATTTAATTATTACTCAAAAAGATGGTAGAACTTATGAATGGGATTTATCAGGAGGAATGACAGGTAATAGAGCTACAGTAGTTGCTAATGCTCCGACTAAATCAACTTTATCAATGATATCTACAGAAACTAGACACGTAGTTTGTATGGGTACAGAAACAACTATTGGTGATACATCAACTCAAGATAAAATGTTTATTCGTTGGTCTGATCAAGAAGCATATAATTATTGGACTCCTAATGTAACTAATTCAGCAGGTTCACAAAGAATAGCAGGAGGAAGTGAAATTAGATGTGCACGTCCTGCTAAAGGAACTATTCTAGTATGGACAGATACTACTATGCAATCAATGTCATTTATTGGTCCTCCTTTTATATTTGGTTTTAGACAATTAGGTAATGATTGTGGAGCTGTAGGTCTTAATTCTGCAATAGTAATAGATGATATAGCTTATTGGATGTCCGATGGACAATTCTTTAGATATGCAGGTGCTGTTCAAGAAATACCTTGTCCAGTATTAAATCATGTATTTGATGATATAAATAAAGTTCAATATCCTCAAGTTTATGCTGCACAAAACTCTAATTTCTCTGAAGTAATTTGGTATTATCCTTCTAGTTCTTCATCTCAATGTGATAGATATGTAATGTATAATTATTTAGAAAACTCTTGGTGTTTTGGTACTATGAATAGAAGTACATATCAAGATAATGGAGTTGAATTAAACCCTTTAGCTAGTGAATATTCAAATACTTCTACAGCTAATACTTATATTCAAATTAATGGTTTAACAGCAGGTAGAAGTTTAATTTATAGAATGGAAAATGGAGTAGATGCTGATGGATCAGCATTAGCAGCATATATTCAATCTGGAGATGGTGATTTAGCAGATGGTGAACAATTTATGTTTATAAATAAAATTATACCAGATTTTCAAAATCAAACAGGAAATGCTCTAATTACTTTAACTACTAGGGATTATCCTTATGGTAATACTACTGTTGGTGAAACTGTCGCAGTAAGCAACACAACAGGGTTTATTAATACTCGAATCCGTGGTAGACAATCTAATATAAAAATAGAAAATACAGCAATTGGAGACAATTGGAGATTTGGAACTTTAAGAGTTAATTTAAGAGCTGATGGAAAACGATAAATATAAAATACGAAAAGCACAGATTTCTGATGCTGTTCGAATAAGAGAACTATTAAAAACATGGTTAATAGAGGCTCCTTTTAACTTTGGAAATACTAATAATAAAAAAGCATTAGAAAATATAGTATTTTACATTAAGAATAGTTTTGTTATAGTAGTAGAATATGAAAATATTATTGTAGGAACATTAGCTGCAACAGTAGATGAAACGTGGTATAGTGATAAAAAGTTTATGAGAACTTTATGGTTACATGTAAGTCCACAACATCGAAGATTTAGCATTTTTCGTTCTTTAATGATAGTATTTAAGGAGTATGCATTAGCTAATAAAGTTACAGCTATATGTGAAATATTCCAAGGTAAAGATGTTGAAAGAAAAAACAATGCCTTTATTAAATTAGGATTTAAAGTTATAGGAGGAACTTTTATAGTCAATGGGTAGTATATTCAAACCAAGCACAACAGTAGTACAGGCACCTAGCACGTCATCGACTAGCTATGATATACCTGAATACTTTAAAGAAATTCAAGAACGAACTTTAAGAACAGCAGAAAATGTTTTTAGTCAACCTTATACTGCATATAAAGGTGATAGAATAGCTGGCCTTGATCCTCAAGAAATTGCAGCAGAAAATATATATTCTCAACAAATAATTCCTCAAGCTGGTCAATTAGCTGGTATTGCAAATCAAACTTATGATAGAGCAACAGCTCAAGCTTATGCTAATCCTTATGAGAATCAAGTTATTTCAGGAGCTTTAGGAGATTTACAAGAAGCTTATGGTCAATCTCAAACAGCTATGGATGCTCAAGCTATAGGTTCAGGAGCTTTTGGAGGATCGAGACAAGGTATTCAAAATGTTTTAGGACAAGAAAGATATTTAGATTCAGTAGCTGATACATCAGCTAGATTAAGACAAGCAGGTTTTGAATCAGGTGCAAGTAGATTTGCTCAAGATAGAGCTGCACAAATGCAAGGAGCAACTACTCAGATAGGAGCTTTACAATCAGGTGCTCAAGGTCTTCAAGCTTTTGGTGCACAAGCACGTGGAATAGAACAAGCTAAATTAGCAGAAGGATATCGTGACTTTATAGAAGCAAGAGAATATCCTGCTGGACAAATAAGACAAATGGTTGGAGCTTTATCAGGTGCTCCTATAAGAAGTTATGGAGAAGAAAGATCAGGATCAGTAGGTACACCAGTAGGTGGTCCGAGTATCTTTGGTCAAGTAGCTGGTGCAGGATTAGCTGCATATCAAATGTCTGATATAAGATTAAAAAGAGATATTAAATTAGTAGGAAAATCTCCTAAAGGAATTAAAATATATAACTTTAAATATTTAGGTGATGATAAAACATATCAAGGTGTAATGGCTCATCAAGTACCACAAGCTTCTACTGCAAATCAATTTGGATACTTAATGGTAGATTACTCTAAACTTGATGTAGAATTTAAGGAGGTTTAATGGCTCAAGTAGAAGAAAAGAATAAAAAAGTTTCTGATTCTGATGAAGAAGAATTACCTTTAAATGATCCTTTTGCAAAAGATGAAGATGATGACGTAATGAATAAAATTATTAAAAAAGTAGAAGATGATAATGAAGATGAAATAAATATTGATGAATTAAACGATCCTTTTCTACCTATAGATGATAAAGATGAAATAGTAGTAGATGATAAAATAGAAATTGATGGTGGAAATGCTTTAAATAATAAAATTATTTTACCAAAGAAAAAACCCGATCAAGAGAAAAAAAGTGGTTTATCCAAGTTTACAGAAGCTGTCGGATCAGCTTTTGAAAATATTGCTACAGAATTACCTAATAAAATTAAAGAAGTATGGTCTGATAAAGATAAAAGAAGAAATGTGTTAAGAGGTTTAGAAATTATAAATGCTTCATCTGGTATTACACCACTTTCTCAAGCTAAATCACCTTTAGGTAAAATTTCTCAAGGACTTCTTAAAGCTGAAAAACAATTTACTGCTGAAGATATAGCGAAATATAAAGCTATGAATCCAATAAGAAGATATGAATCCATTGGTGAAAAAGCTATTTATGAAGATTTCAAAGGTTGGAAAGAAAGAATAAGAGATAGTAAAAAAGCATTTGCAGTTGCTGATAAATATAATTTAGCTAAAAATATTGCTTTAAATGAAAAAGAACTTCCAACTGGTATTCTTAATAAAACATTTGCAAACTTAAAAGCATTTTTATCAGAAGTTCCAGGTGGAGAAGAAATATATGATCAATTAGCTGCAACATTCGCAGATGAAGATTATATTAAACAACATGGAAATAAAATGGGATTAGATGAACAAGTTATATTTAATGATTTATTTCAAGCTGCAACTTATGCACAAGTTGTTAAAGAAGTTAAAGAATTATATCCAGTATCTAATAAGGATATTGAAACTTTATTAAAAGCGAAAGGTGATATAGGTTCTAAACCTGAAGCTTTAAGAAGATTAATAGCTGCACAAATGGCAGCCAGAGAAATAAGTTTAGGAAGTGAAAAGTTTGCATATGAATTCTTTAGATTAGAGGATCCTCAATTTGAAAGTAAATCTATTACTGCAGCAGAAGAAATGATCGCTAATAAATTAAGAAAAGAAAATATAGTAACTGATGAAACTTTAAAAACATTATTTGGAAGTACAAAAGATGTAACTAATGCTGGTTATATTTCAGCTTATTATTATCAAACAATGAAAGTTAAAGAATCAGAATTACCAGATGATCCTTATACAATTTTTGTAACTGCTGAAAAGAAAAAAGAGGAAATTAAAAAAAAGAAGATTAAAAAATACCAAGAAGAATAAAAGTAAAATGATATGGTTGAAAACGAAAAAATTATTAAAGAAAATATTAAACTTCCCGATAATATCGTATCGGAAACTGACGAAGTAAAAATAGAAGAACCTGATAAAGAAATTATAAAAGAAGAAATAAAAATAGAAGAACCTGAAAATATAAAAGTTGCTGAAGTTAAATTTACTGAAGACCAGCTACAAGATATTAATGAACTACTTGAAGCAGACGTATCTCTTGAAGATGCTAAAAAAATAGTAACAGGAACATATGAAGAAGGAGATACTAAAACAATTAATTATGAAGGTAAATCAGAATACGAAGGTGATAAAGAATTTTTTGCTAAAGATGGAATAGATTTAGATTTAATTATAAAAACTAAACCTGAAGCTCTTAAAAAATCAGAAGCAGTGCTTGTTGATTCTGTGGGAATGCAAGTAGCAGATAATTATATATCAGCTAAAATGTTATATGAAGTTAATGGATATATAGCTGATAAAGATAGTGAAATAAAAGGCGATATAAGATTTAAGTTAGGATTCGGTTTAGATTCACCACAGTTTAAAGAAAACAATATTAAAAATTTACTTATTAAAAGAATAAGTGATTCAGGTAAATATGATAAAGAAACTCTTGCTAAATATTTAGATAAAATAGAAGTTAAAACTGTTCCATTAAATTTTAAAGGTCAAGAAAAAGAAGGATTAGTTTATAGAATACCTAAAGAACTAGGTGGAACTAATATGTTCGCAGCGGTTGATTCTCCTAATATAGGTATGGCAGACGTTTCTGATGCTGTAGCTGATAGTGGTCCTATCGTTGCTTCGATAATAGGGGGTACTTTTGGAAGTACCTTGGGTCCAGTCGGTACAGTTGCAGGTTCTGCTATAAGTGCTGGTTTATCTGAATTTGCAAGACTAATGTATGGTTACCACAAGTTAGGTTTACAAAACGATTTATATACTTCTGATGAATTTTTTGATGTTGCTTTTAATGCAGCTATAAAATACGCTGCGATTGATGCTGCTGCAACTGGAGTATTTTTAGCAGGCGCTAAATTAATTCTTCCTACTATTTTAGGTAAATCTCAATTAAGCACTAGCACTATTAAAGAATTTATAGAAACGAAAGGTAAAACTAATACAGGATTATTTAAAGAAGTAAATAAAGTTAAAGCACTGATAAAAAAAGAATTTAACTTTACCGATGCAGAAGTAGATAATTATTTTGCAGTATCAGTTGGAAAAGCTATGTTAAACTCTGATCAATTAATTAAAAAAAGTAGTGCTGCGCAACGAGCTTTATTATCTGATGAAGTTTCAAGATTAGAAAATATGGCTGAATTTAAAGCTCTTGAAAATAAAATTATTTTAGCAACTACTAAAGTGTCAGAAGTAGGAAATAAAGCTGCAGATGATATTATTAAAAATATACAAAACCAAGTAGTAGGTCAAGCTGAATATGGAATAAAACAAGCTGAATTGGCTTTACTTACTAATACAAAACAAGTTGCTCAATTAAAATCCAAATTTATTGATGATTTAACAGTAAATTATTTAGATGAATTTGGAGTTACAATGAATACTGTTTATAAAAATATTCAAGCTCGTCTAGATATTTTAGATGATAATATTGGAAAAACTCTTTCAAAAAATAATGATTTATTTGCATTTAATTTAAGTAAAATTATTAGAAAAATGAGTACAGAATCAAAAAGTTTGAAATTTTCAAAAGGTCTATTTCCTTCAAAATTATTAAAAATTCCTAAAAATGCAAATAAAGTTCTAAAAACAAAAATTATAAATCAGAATCTACTATATCAGCTTGGAAAAGAATTAGAGGAAAGTGGTATTAAAGTAACTGGTAAAAAAATGGACGTAATATCCAAAGGTTTTAAAGAATTATCAAAGCAAAATGTAAAAATAAAAGATATGGTTCTGATAAATAAAACTGTTAAGGAGCTTATTGAAAGAAATGCTGACAAACCATTATATAAAGGTCAACTTATACAATTAAGAAAAGCTATTGATGATAATATATATGAAGCAATAAGCACCGGAACAAATAAAAAACTTGCTGCTGAATGGGTAGAACGTAAGAACTTATTAGAATTTAAGAAAACTTCATTTTGGGATAACTTTACTAATGAATTTGGTCATAGTGGTACTACAGTAGGAATGTCTAATTTAAAACAGAGTTCTGATATGTTATTTAATAGCATTATTAATACTACAAGCAAATCTATTGCTAATGCTATGAAATTAGGCGATTTAATTAAAAGAGGAATTGTTCCTAATTCAACAAAATTAAATATTGAGAGTACATTATATACAAATTATTTCAATAAAGTAATTCCAGATGAAGCTACAGGAAAAGCTCTAATGTCTCATGCTGAATTTTTTAGTAAATTTGGTAAAAACTATGAAGCTATATTAGGAAAGGAAAAATATAAAGCACTCTATAATACTAAACAAGTATTTAAGGCTTTAGATAAGGTAACAGCTGAAGCTGCTAATATTAATGCAGTTGTTCATAAATTTTTAGGGATACCTAATTGGAGTTCTTTAAGTAACGCAGGTCCTGGTGAAATAGTAGAGGCTATTCTTTCTAAAGAATTTACTAAAACACAAAATCTTACAAAATTATTACAAGCATTACCTGCGTCAACAGTAAAACAAATTCGTGAAATTTATTTAACTAGAATGATGAAAGAAGTAACAGACGGAACTTTTACTCCTAATTGGATAAATAAAGGTGTTCAAAAAATTCTTCCGGGAGGTGTTTCATCAACAACAACTATTAATGCTTTTAAGATGAATGCTTTTTTAAATAGTAATAGATCAGCTCTTATACAATTATATGATCCTTCTTTTTATACCACAATGAGAGCAATGGCAGATGTTTTAGAAATGTTACAAGTTCCTAAAAATCTTGCTAAAGCTACTAATATGAGTGTTAAAGATGCTACAGAAAATGCAGCTTTATTTATTGATATGATTTACGGACCACTAAATCATAAAAGATTAGTTCTTAATAGATTTGCAAGATTATTAGATAAAACTAAAATGAATAGTGATAATATATTTTTATTTACAGACTATGCAATGTTTACAGAAGCTGCAAAGAAAAACTTTTTAGCTGGTAATTATCCAGCTTTTATTGACAAACTTCCTACAAAAAAAAGAGGAGTTTTTATAGATAAAGTAGTAAATCTACTTAATAGAGTACCAACTTTAGGTTTGTATGATTTAGGTCAAGGAGCAGGTTTAAGAAAAACTTTTAATTTAATTCCTAAAAAGTATGGATTAGATATACGACCCACTTTAAAAAATCCATTAGTTCAAAAAGAATATTTAGAAGATAAATATTCAGAAATGAAAGGTGATGATAGAATGCAAGAGAATGCTGACATGTTTTTTCCAGTAGATGTTACAGCAAAGTATGCTGTTAAATCTCTTATGGCGGTCTTTAACGGATTAAGGAAAAGTAAGGAATGGGTTGGAGAAAGAATTAGTGAAGCTGATAAAGAAGAAGATAGAGATATTAAAAAAGAAAAATTTAAAGAAGAACTTGCTCAATAATGCTGGCTAAAAATAAAGGTTGTCTTTGTGAAAATTTAGCAACAGTGTGGTTACAAGAACAAGGTTATTATGTGTTTAAAGGAAGTCAAACACATTGTGCTATTGATTTAATTGCCGTGGATCCTAAAACATTAGAACATAAATTTTTTGATGTAAAAATGTTAGGTAAAAGAAAAGATGGAAGTATTATAGCTCGTTCACCTAGAATTAAAGACAAACGTATACATATTTTATCGGTAGACTTAATTAATAAAAAATGTAGAATAGTCCCAAAAAGGAAAGCAACATGGAGTTAAGAAAAAAAACAGAAATGATCGTAGTACATTGTGCTGCAACTAAACCATCTATGGATATTGGTTATAAAGAAATTCGTAAATGGCACGTAGAAGATAATGGTTGGGATGATGTAGGTTATCATTACATTATAAAACGTGATGGTACTGTAGAAGTAGCTAGAGCTGAAGCTTTTCAAGGAGCACATGCTCCTGCTGTTAATTCTAAAAGTATAGCTATTTGTTTAGTAGGTGGTATGGCAGAAGATGGTGATGCTGAAAATAATTTTACTTTAGAACAATTTTTATCATTAAAAGATTTAATTAAAAAAATTAAAATGACTAATCCTAATATTGTAGAAGTAGTAGGACATTGTGATGTTCAAGATAATAAACCAAATTGTCCTGGATTTAATTTAAAAGAATGGTTAATTAAGGAAGATATAAATGTGGATTAGTATAGCATCAAAACTTGTACCGGGAATCATTAAAACTGGAATGAGTATAGCAACAAATAGAAGAAAAACAAGAGAACTTGAATCAGTTGCCGAAATGAAACATGCTGAACGTATGGCTTCAGGTGAATTAGAATATAAAAAAGCAGTAATAACTAATAATCAACAGGGATGGAAAGACGAGTTCGTGTTGATCCTGGTGTCAGCCCCAGTGATGTTATTAATTTGGTCTATCTTTTCAGATGATCCTGACATTATGATGAAAGTTGAAAAGTTTTTTGAACAATTTAATAATATGCCATTTTGGTATCAAGCTTTATTTATTGGTGTAGTATCCGCTATATACGGATTAAAAGGTGCCGATATAATGAAAAAACCAAAATGATAAAAAAATTATTTGAAAAACTTATAGATAAGATTTTTGGAAGACGTTGTAAGTGTGGAAATAAATCACAAAGTTGTTCTAGTAAATAATTAGTTATTATAAATTACCTTATGAGGTGGTTTATAATATTTTTATTAATAACAACATCAGCTAATGCCTGTAATTGGAAAGATGATATTCCTTGTCTTACTATTAATGCTAATTCTTTAGATTATAAAATTAAACCTACTTCTATTATTTCTCAAAAAGAAATAAAAACTTTCAATTTAAATACTTTAACTAAAGTATTAAATTTTGTAAATGGATCTAATGCAGTACAATCTGGACCTATAGGTCAACACTCATCATTATTTTTAAGAGGAACAAATAGTAATCATACTTTAGTTTTACTTAATGGTATTCCTATTAATGATTTTTCTACACCTACAGGTGCTTTTGATTTTGGTCAAGACTTTATGTATAATGTTTCTTTTATTCAAGTTTATAAAGGAGCATCAGCTAGTAAGTTTGGAATTGATGCAATAGGTGGAGCTATTAATATAATTACAATAACCGATTATGAAACTAAAATATCTACTACAAATAAAAGTATTAATGGAAATTACTATACAAATATAAATGATTGGGATATAAATATTCAAGGAGGACACTTTAAAGAAAAAGAATCCTCCGCCTTAAAACACGGATCAGATAAAGATAGTGTTAATAATAAATCTATAGGAATTAATTTAAGTAAATGGTATGATAATATTAATTTTAAAACAACCTTTTTTTCAAGAAATACTTTTACAAATATTGATGGTCATTCCTTAGATATTCAAAATGGATTTAGTGATAATACTTTTTTCGCTTTACAAACAGGAGTAGAACAACAATTAAAAAATGGTAATAATTATCTCTATTTACATACTCATGAATATGATAGAAAATATGAAAGTGACGAATATAAATCAGAAAATTATTTCATAAAACTAGGTCATCAAAATAATATATATGGATTTGGTTTAGATTATAAATATGATCAATCTCATACTCAAGATGACGATAATGTAAGTTTATTTACTAATTATACTAACGGACTTATATCTTTAGGAGCAAGAAAAGATTCAGATTTTAATAGTTATAATATTGGATTATTTAAAAATTTTAATGATTTAAATGTACGAGCTAATCATTCTACTGGATATAAAAAAAGAACTACATGGACTTTAGAAGAAGATAGTAAAACTAATGAATTAATTTTTGATTATAATAATATTACTCTTGCTTTATTTGAATCAGATACTGGTATTCAAAATCAAGATGGTATAGAGTTATCTTATAATATTAATAATTTTGAAATATTTGCTTCTAAATTAAATAGTAAAAAAAATGAAGTAGTACAATTAAGGAGACCTAAATTTTCAGGAGGATTTAATTATATTTATGATTTTAATGACTTTAATTTAATTACCAGTTATAATTATATAGGAGAAAGTAAAGATATTCATAACTCTAATTGGTCTATTATAGATATGAAAGAACTTCATTTATTTAATCTAGGAATAGAAAAAAATGGATTTACTTTAAATATTAATAATTTATTAAATGAAAACTATGAAATGCCTCATGGCTTTACAGGTAAAGAGAGACAAGTTACAATAGGCTTTACTAAAAAATATTAGCATGAAAAATATATATTTGTTTGAATTAAGCGATGTTTTCGCTAACCAAGTTTATCTTCCATATTGTAGTGGTGTAGTATGGTCTTATGTTAAAAATAATCCTTATATTAAAGATAATTATAAACTTAAAGATTGGTTTTATGCTCGGGATGATGCTAAAAATATTATTGATAAAATAGAAAATCCGGATATATTATTATTTAGTTGTTTCATGTGGAATTGGAATTTAAATTGTGAAATAGCTAAAACTATAAAACAAAATTATCCTTCTTGTAAAATAATGTTTGGAGGACAACATCAACCACTTGCTGATAGAGCAAAAGGTTTTTTTAATGAACATCCGTATGTAGATGTTTTAATACATAGTGAAGGTGAAGAAACAGTAAAAGAATTATTATATGAAAAACCTTATGAAGAAATAAAAGGTATCACTTATAATGTAAATAATAAAGAAGTAAGAAATCCTCCACGTGTAAGATTAGAAGGTATACATGATAATCCTAGTCCTTTTCTTGATGGTAGTTTTGATTGGGTAGTAGAAAAAAATAAAAAAGATAAAAATTATAATTTTCACGCAACAGTAGAATCAGCTAGAGGTTGTCCTTTTAGTTGTGCTTTTTGTGAAATTGGAGATAAATATTATCAAAAATTAAAAACAAGTTACGAAAAAACTAAAAGAGAAATAGATTGGATAGCAAAAAATAAAATAGAATATGTTACAGATGCTAATTCTAATTTTGGTATCTTATTTGACGAAGATATGAATTTAGCAGAGTATGTAGTTAAAGTAAAAGAGAAAACAGGATATCCACATGCTTTTAGAGTTACTTGGGCTAAAGGACAAGCTGATAAAGTTTTACAAATAGCTAAATTATTTGAAAAGCATGATATTCAAAAAGGTATGACTATTGCTTTACAATCTTTTAATCCTGATGTTTTAAAAGCTGTAAGAAGAAAAAATGTACATAGCGGTAAATTAAAAGAATTTATAGATATGTATGAGAAAGAAGGAATAGGAAGTTATGTAGAATTAATATGGGGATTACCTGAAGAAACTATTGATTCTTTTATAGATGGTGTAACTTATATAATGGAAGAAGGTTATCATACTTATTTAGATGTACACTTAATGATGTTATTACCTAATGCACCTATAAATGAACCGGGATATAAAGATCAATTTGGAATTAAATCAGTAAATGCTCAACCTAGATTTTCGCATAGATCAAATCCAGAAAAGTTAGTAGATGATTTAGTTTCTTTTGTTATAGCAACTAGAAAATGTAATCATAAAGATTGGATCAAGGGTCATCAATTTAGGTGGCTAGTTATCTTTGGTCATTATTTAGGTCCATTACAATTTATAGCTAGAGCAATGAAAAAAATATATAATATTAATTATAAAGATTTTTATACTGATCTGTTATCTTTTTGTGAAAAAAAGTCTAACACTTATATAGGAAAAGAATATTTAACTATAAAAAAAAATTTAAATAAAATATTAAAGAATAAAAGACATTGGGGAGATGTTATTCCGGGAGTAGGAAATATTAATTGGGAAGTAGATGAAGCAACATGTATTCGATTAGTTAAAAATAAAGAAATATTTTATAATCAAATTTCTAAATATTTAAAAGATAAATATGATGTAGATGATTTTGTTTTAAGAGATATAATTAATTATCAAAAATCTCGTTTACATCATCCTTTTAAGAAATATCCTATTCATCAATATTTTAATTTTAATATACATGATGTTATAGAAAATAATAAATCATTTAAAGAAGAAAAAAATATAAAAACTTTTGTAGGTAAAAATTATGATAATCTTTATGAATGGGCTAAAAATACTTTATGGTTTGGTAGAAGAATAGCTAGATATAAGACTAAAGTTCTTTAAATAATTCTTTCCAATTATCACCAGTTATTTGATCAGCGAGTTTCTTTTTAGTATTTAAAGTTTTCATTATCTTTTCATCTAAAGTATTAGGACATACAAAATCTATATATAATACTTTATCCTTTTGTCCAATTCTATGTGCTCTATCTTCAGATTGAAGTCTAACTTCCATATCATAAGTATTATTAAAATAGATTACAGTTTTAGCATTAGTTAATGTAAGTCCATATCCACCAGTTCTAGGTTGTCCTACAAAAAATCTTAATTCTCCTGATTGAAATCTTTCCACAATACCTTGTCTATCTTCTGCTTTAGTATCTCCAAAGAAAGCTGCAACTTTACTTGCTCCAAATTTTTTAGCTAATGTATCTCTAATTAATTTAATACTATTTCTATAAGTTGCCCATATAATTATGTTACCTTGAGTTTCTTCTATTACATTTAATAGTTCTTGAATCCTTGGATTCTCACCTTCTATATTTTCTTCAGTTTTATTATCATATTTAATAAAACCACATAATATCTGCTGTAATCTCAATATTCGTGTGATAATAAGAGGCGCAGTCACTAATTTCTCACGTTCTAGTTCTAGTATAGCACGTTTTTTAAGAATGACGTACATGCGCTTTTGAGCTGGTGTCATGTCGATATGTCTTATTTGGCGTAATTTAGGAGGTAAATCTAAACATTCTTCTTTAGTTACTCTAAAAGAATATTCATCTAATATTTTTTGAAGTTCATCTAATCTTTGATAACCTACTACTTCATCAAAACTATGACTAGATGTTCTTCTTCTTTGAATTACGCAGAAAGTATTTCTATAAGCATAGAAACTAGATTGAAGTATAAACTCATCTAGAAAATGCATTTGAGACCATAAGTCTAATGGACCTTGGGTCACTGGAGTTCCTGTTAATATTCTTCGATAAGTTGCTAATTTACCTAACTTCATACATGCTTTAGTTCTTCTAGCAGTTCTATTTTTTATATTAGTGCTTTCATCTATACAAAAAAAAGATTTAGTTGTATTTAATAATCGCTGTAAATAGTTTTTACCTTTCTCTGTAGATAGAGCTTCTATATTAATAATAAAAAATTTTAATTTATGAGAAGGTTTTAAAAATTCAGTTAATCTTTCAATATTAGTTTTAGTTTCTGTTGGATTCCATATACATATATCTGTAAAGCTAACCACATCTTCTGGCATATGACTTCTAAATTCTGAAGCATGCCAATTACGATATACACCTTTAGGGGCAGCAATAATAGCAGTATCAATACTACCTCTACGATAAAGATAAGCAATGTTATCAATAATAACTTTAGATTTTCCTGTACCTTGTTCCATAAATAAAGCATAATATTTTTTTTCTTTACTTTTATCAAATGCATCATATTGGTGTTGATAAGGTTTAGTTTTAAAATTATATTTTAAAAATTTTTTTTCATCTATAAATTTTACTTGCATATAAATCTTTCTGTTTTCTAATTATAATTTTACTTTATATAGTTTTTAATATATAAGTAAATAATAAAAATGAGAAAGGAGAAACTTTATGGCTAAAGTTTACATAGTACAAGAAAATCCAAATGTAAATGTTATTGGTGCTGGTCGTTTTGGAGATTTAATTCCATTACTACCACCAGGTCGACAAATTACTCTTTCATCATCACCAGTTGTAAAATTACTAAAAAATAAATTAAAAGATTTTAGTGATGACGATTACTTACTTGCAATGGGTGATCCAGTTGCTATTGGAATTGCTTCAATGGTAGCCTCGGATATTAATAATGGAAAAGTAAATATGTTAAAATGGGATAGAGAAAATCAATGTTACTATAATGTTTATATTGATCTTTATCAGAAAGGAGAAAGTAATGAGTAAAGAAAAGTGGATATTCGATTCAGTCGAAAAACACAAGAAGAAAGAAAGTTTACCAAAAGGTGGATTAGAAATAGTTACAGCTATTGGAAATAAACTTATAAAAAAGAAGAAAAATCTTATGAAGGAAGAAGAAAGACTTAAAGAGTTAAAAGCTGAAATTCGTGAGATTGAAGAAAAAGAATTACCTGATGCTATGGCGTCATGTAATAATATGACTAGATTTGATTTAGCCGATGGCAGTCAAGTTTCAGTTAAAGATGATTTATTTTGTTCTATACCAGAAGATAAAAGAGCAGGTGCTCTTAAATGGTTAGAAGAAAATGGACACAGTGAACTAATTAAACATGATGTTAAAGTTAGTTTCGCAAAAGGCGAGTATGATGAAGCTGATAAACTAATTAAGGTATTAAATAAAAATTTTAAAAATATACCTTATGACGAAAAATCTTCAGTTCATGCTGGCACATTAAAAGCTTTTGCTAAAGAAAGATATAGTCTTGGTGAAACATTACCAGAAGAATATTTTTCTGTATACGAAGCCAGTATAGCAAAAGTTAAACTCGGAAAGGAGAAATAACATGGCGGATAAACAAGTAGAAGTCAAATCAAAAAATGAACTCGCAACAGGCGATATTTCAGCTGATTTGATTATTAAATCAGCTGGTCGTGGTTTAGAAAATGTCACTAATGATGATATTACTATTCCTAGATTAGCGATAGTACAAGCCGGCTCACCTCAAAGAAAAAAGAAAGATGAAAAATATATTGAGGGTGCTGAAGAAGGTAATATCTTTAATACAGTTACTAATCAATTATATAGTGATTCGATTACAGTTATACCTTGTGGATATAGAAAGTCCTATGTAGAATGGGTACCTAGAGAAAAAGGTGGAGGTCTTGTAGCAGTACATGATATGAAACCTGATGGAACTAAAACTGATCCAAAAACTAGAAAGTCAATGTTAGGTGAAAATCAAATAGTTGATACAGCTGAACATTTCGTTTTAGTTAAAAAAGATAAATCGTTTGAACCTGCGGTTTTAACGATGACATCTAGTAATCTTTCAGTTTCAAGAAAGTGGAATACACTTCTTAAAATGAAAAAGATGAATGTAAAAGGACAGATGGTTGAACCACCTTCTTTTCTTTTTATGTTTAATTTATCAACTGTGAATGCTGAAAATGATTTAGGTAGTTGGTATAAATATAAAATAGAAGAAATAGGTACAGTATCAAGTAAAGATATATTTAAACAGGCAGAAAGTCTTTCAGATTCAATATCTGAAGGTAAAGTAAAAGCTTCAGACCCTGTTGATACTGATACATCTTCAGAAGAAAAAGATACTAAAACACCATTTTAGTTATGCTTTATGAAGATTTTTTCAAGGTCTTTCCAGGCCTAACCAGAGCTTATGGCCAATTTTTCATAACAGAAAGAAAAGGTCCTAAACTTGATGGCTATGGAAAGACCATAAGGGAAAATTATGTCGCTGAACTATGGAAACAACACCTAGATGGTAAAACTGGTCTAGGTGTTATTCCAATTAATAAAGATAATAAATGTAAATGGGGTTGTCTAGATGTAGATGATTATTCTGTTGATATAGAAAAAATTAGTAAACAGTTTGTAAAAAAGAATTTAATAGTATGTAGATCAAAATCAGGAGGAGCGCATATTTTTATTTTTACTAAAAATTTTGTATCTGCTTCTTCAATGATTAATAAATTAAAAGAAATTGTAAAAGCATTTGGCTTTGTTAAATATGATTTAAGACCACAGCAAACTAAATTAATTGATGATAATGATTGTGGCAGTTGGTTAAATATGCCATACTTTGGTGGAGAATCCACTGATAGATATGCTCTTTATGATGGACAAGTATTAACACCTGAACACTTTATTAAATGGATAGAAAAATTTTCATTAGATTCACTTGAATCTCTGGATCTAACTTTTATTAAAAAACTTAATAAATCCAACGAAATTTTACCAGGCGGTCCACCTTGCCTCCAAGATTTACTTTCTAAAGGAGCATTAGGAGAAGGTAGTAGAAATAATGGTCTTTTTAATATTGGAGTTTATTTAAGGAAAAGATTTCCAGAAGATTGGCAAGATAAATTAGAAGAATATAACGATGAATATATTGATCCTCCACTTAAACCTAGAGAATTTACAACAGTATTACAAAGTTTAGATAAAAAAACTTATAATTATAAATGTAAAGATTCACCAATTAATTCAGTTTGTAATAAAACTAAATGTATTACATGTGAATATGGTATTAATGATGATGGTACAATGCCTACTTTAAATAGTATTACTAAAATATTAACTAATCCACCACAATATTTTTTAACTTTAAGTGAGAAAAAAATTGGTCCATTATCTAGTAAACAAATTTATAATTTTTTAGATTTTAAACAAGTGGTATTTGAGAATTTAGATATGCTTCTTCCTAAAATAAATGATAAATTATGGACTGAAACAGTTAATGATTTAATGTCTAGAGTTATTGCTGTTGAAGCACCTAAAGATAGTAGTAATGAAGGTAGATTATTTGATTTATTAGAAAGATTTTGTACTGGTTCCACTTCTTCTACAGAAATAGAAGATTTATTAAGAGGAAAATCTATTATTCAAGATAAAATAACAGAATTTAGAATTAATGATTTTATGGAATTTTTAGATAGACATAGATTTAAAGAATTTAAATTACATGAAATTACTGCCTATTTAAAAAATTTAGGTGCTACTCATAGCGGAAAAAAGATAAAAGGAAAATTTACGAATACTTGGTCTATTCCAAGTTTTCAAGTACAAACTGAAGAATTTAAACAACCAAATATAAATAAGGAGGCATATGAATAAAATAGCAGCAATAAACGTGTTGCTAAAACACGCACAAAAATATAGTGATAAAAATTACAAAGCCGATATACAAGCATTAACTGCAGCTTGTTTGGTTATGGAAACTTATCTTAATGAAAATAAAAAAGACACGAAAGTAGAAATTAAAGGTCTTGAATTTAAATTAACAAAAGGAGCATAATGTATATATTTTTTGATACTGAAACTAATGGATTATGGAGACGAGATTTACCTTCTACTCATAAAGATCAACCTAGACTTGTGAGTATAGCTTTTCAAGTATGTGATGATAAAGAAAAAATTATAGCTCAATATTCAAGTCGAATAGAGCCAAAATCAAGAGATGTACCTGATTTTATTATTCCTAAAGAAGTTGAAGATATTCATGGAATATCTACTCAAGAAGCACAAGATACTGGAATAGCTTTACAATATCCTTTAGCTATGATGACTTACTTTATAAGTAAGTGTCATACAATGGTTGCTCATAATTTAGCTTTTGATTTACAAATATTAGAACGAGAATTAACACTTTTAAATTTTATTTATAAACAGCCTGAAAAATTACATTGTACTATGATGATGGCTAAAGATCAATTAAAATTAAAAGCTGATTATAATGATTATAAATTTCCTAAATTAGAAGAATGTTTTAAACATTTTTTTCATAGAGGAGTTCATAATTATCACGATGCTTTATTAGATGTTCAATTATGTAGAGAATTATATTTTCACATGAAAAGAATAGGTATTGAAGAAGTTACTCATCAAGCTATTCCTAAAGAATTATTAAATAGAATAGAAGGAGATAAATATCAAAACTTAATTAATTTTTTAAATAATATTAATAAAAATAAATTAAATGAGTGGGAAAATAGTTTTTGTCAATCAGTAATTGAAAAAACCAATAAAAATGGTGATAAACATATTTTATTATCAGATAAACAACGAGCTACTTTAAGAAAAATATATACAAAACATAATGGAAAGTAAAACAATTAAAATATTTGGTAGTCCTGGTACAGGAAAAACTACAACCCTTTTAAAACTTTTAGAAGAAAAAATTGCAGAAGGATATAAACCTGAAAAAATTGGATTTTTTTCTTTTACTCGTAGAGCTATTAGAGAAGCAAGAAGTAGGGTTATTAAAAAATTTAATCTTTCAGAAGATGATTTAGAATATTTTAGAACTATTCATAGTTTATGTTATCGAACTTTAAATATAAATAGTGGTCAAGTTTTTAAAGGAGAACGTGTAAAAGAATTTAGTGAAATTGCTAGAATAGAAATGTCAGGTGTATCTGAAGAAGATACATCAGGATTAACTGTAGGAAATAAAAGAGGTGATTTACTTTTATTCTGTGATGAAGTTTCAAGATCAAGTGAACGAGATTTAAAAGAAGTATGGAAAGAATTAGAATGTGAACATACTTGGGAAGAACAAGAATACTTTTCTAAAGCATTAATTAATTTTAAGAAATCTAAAAATCTTTTAGATTTTACAGATATGCTAGATATTTTTATAAAAGAAGAAACTATTCCACAATTAGATATTATTTTTGTAGATGAAGCTCAAGATTTAACAACTAAACAATGGAAAGTAATAGAAAAAATAAATGAATATTGTAAATTTAGATATATAGCAGGCGATGATGATCAAGCTATCTATCGTTGGGCAGGAGCTGATGTTAAAAGATTTTTAAATATTAAAGGTAATATTGAAGTATTACCTATAAGTTATAGATTACCAAAAACTATTCATAAATTAGCTTGTGATATTTCTCATAAAATTTCTTTAAGACAAGTAAAAAATTGGACTTCAAGAAAGGATCAAGGATCAATAACTGATATTTATTCTATTGAAGATGTAGATATGT